GCCGGATATTCCGGCGAGTCCTACTGCAATCTCGGAATGAACGACGCCGAGAAATCCATCAACTCCCACTGAACTGACCAACCCCAACCAAACACCAACATGGACATCGAATACATCAAACAGCACCGCCGCCTGACCCTCGAATACGGGCGTGGCGAAACCTACTGCTCCAACAAGCCGACGCTCTACGGTCACTCGACCTACGGCCGCAGCTCGGTTCTCGCCGGTCGCCCGCGCCGGGTCTTCCTCGAATGCTGGGACGATCTGGACACCGCCCGTGCCGAACTCAAGGCCGCGAAGATCCGCTACTCCGACCTCTGCGAGTCGGGCGGATCCACCCACATCCCGGTGGATGTCATCACCGCAGGTCTGCCCGACGAGGACATCTAACACCCAACACCGAGATCCCATGAAATCAGAATCCGACATCCTCGATAAAATCCGCAAACTCCTGCGACTGGCCGACCGCTCCCGCGGTTCCACCGAGAACGAAGCGAAAGTGGCACTGGCGAAGGCGCAGGAATTGATGACCCGTCACAACATCGACTCGGCGCTGCTCCGCATGGAGCGTGGCGAATCGGGAGGCGGATCGTTCACCGTCAACAAGGGCAAGGTCGATCTGCCGAAGACCCTCAACCCGGCGGACCTGATGATCCTCTCGATCCTTCAGGCGCACTTCAACGTGAAGACCATCCTGATGCCCAATGGGCGCGGGACTCCGGTGGACATCATCGGTGCCGCCGCCGACATCGACTTCGCCATCTACGCGTTCAACTACTTGCGGCAGACATTTTTCCGCTGTTGGAACGAGTTCAAGCGGACGCATGCCAATCCTGACAAGGCATCCTACTATCGGGGCTTGCGCGACGGCCTGAACGCCGAACTCAAAGCGGCGAAACAACGGGCCGAACAATCCTACGCCAGCGACCAGCGCCAGGCATACGGACTGGTCGTAGTGGACCAGCAGGCGGTCATCACCCGATACGTCGAGGACAATTACGGCAAGCTCCGCAATCGCAACACCCGTTCACGCCGCCTGCATTCCGGCAGCTATGTCGCCGGGGAGTCAAAAGGCCGGACCATCCAAATCAATCGCCCGCTTCCATCATGAAAACCATCCAACAGAAAGACGAAAAAAGACATGGACGTGCCCAATCAGACGGGCAGATGAGGGATGCTATGACAACAGCATCACAGACTAACAACTACCTGACCAAGGCGATGCAACAAGGCATTCGCGGATTCGAGAAGAACGGCTTCACCGCCCGGCGCATCCTGCCGGTCGATCCGATGGCCGGCATTCATGCCCGCGAGTTCCGCGCCGACTTCGCCAAGCAAACTCCCACCGGACTGCTGGTGTTCAGCGTCCGAATCGACACCGACGGCAACGTCACCAACACCAAACCATAACCAAACACCACCATGAACAAACTGTATTGGATCGTCTGCGACGACAAGGAAACCAACGTATTCGAAGGCCGCTATCAGGGCCGCACCCGAGGCGAGGCATTGAAGTTCCTCAAGCAAACCATCGGGCGCAAGACCCTCAACGGACTGGTCTTCACCATCACCGAAATCCCGGTGCCACTGATCCGCGAGATCGTAGCGGAAATCCTCGCCGGGGGCGATGGCAATGTCACGCCAGCCGCGAACGTCGTGCCACTCACCCGTCCAGAACCCGAGGCCAGCCCGGGACGTTACGACGCATTCGCCGACGCTGCTGAGCCCGAGCCAACGCCAGCGGAGACCACGCCACCCAAGGCCAAGGCATCCAAGGCAAAAGCATCCAAGCCCGCCAAGAAGGTCGGCAATCCCGGCCACGGAGACGACCACTGGTCGCAGGTGAAAGCCTACTGGCTCGAATGCCGCAGCGTGAAGCAGACCGCCGAGCACTTCGGCCTATCGCCAAACACGATCAAGACCCGCAGTCGGAGGGAGGGCTGGGGCAAATGAGCGCACCCGACTGGACACCTGCCGTCGGAGGTGGCTCGACCGTCTGCCACTACTCCGACCGCACCGCCTGCACGGTGATCCGCATCAGCCCCAGCGGTAAGACCCTCTGGATGCAGGAGGACACCTCCGTTCTCGACGACTGGAAACCCGAGTTCGTCGCCGGTGGGTTTGGCGGTCATTGCACCAACAACACCGAGCAGACCTACAAATACTCGCCCAATCCCGAAGGGGCGACACACCGCGCCAGCCGCCGCAAGGATGGTTGGTTCCGCACCACCAACGGCGAGCCGGTCATTCCCGGCCGCCGCCAATTCCACGACTACAACTTCTGATGAAGGTCGAAGTCGAAAAATACCGCAAACCCGATGGCTACGCCACCCGCTACTGGTCGGTGATCGTCGATGGCGAACTGCTCGCCGTCACCCTCTACCGCAAGGGCGCGGTGGCCGTCGCCAGGGCCATCACCAATTCCAACCAAGATCCCCATGTCACAACTCTTCAAGATTCTGCCGAACCCTATACCGTGCCTCGCAAGCTCTCCGCTGGCGTGGCGACCTACCGGACCCGATGACCTCTGCGGCCCCGCCGCCACCGTCGCCCGCCGACTCGTCGCAAAGGCGCGCAAGCTCCACGATGATCCTGCCGTTCCGGTGAAGATCCTTCTCTACGGCCCGCCGGGTGTTGGCAAGACCAGCATCGCCGACATGGTAGCCGATGCATTATCCGGCACGCGCTTCGCCATCGAGGAATACAACGGCAAGCTCGTCACCGTCGAAACCGTGAAACAGTGGATGGGCACGCTCGGTGTCTGCTCGCTGTTCGGTGTCTATTCCGTGAAGATCATCAACGAAATGGACCGCTGCACGCGGGATGCACAGGACTTGCTCCTGAGCTATCTCGACCGTCTTCCACCAGGTCGGGCCGTGGTCGGCACCAGCAACCTGCAACTCGACCTCCTGACGGAGCGTTTTCAGACACGCTTCCAGTCGATCAAGCTCGCCGCTCCGTCCACTGAGGAAATCGCGACTATGCTCCGCCGCCATTGGCCGGTCGATGATCAGACGTCATTGCGGATCGCGGTGGGCAGCGGCGGATGCGTCCGGGCCGCACTGGCCGATCTGGAATCCTGGCTGGATGCGGAGGGGCTATCATGAAAGCGCGAATCCATCAGATCACCTTCGACCGCAGCGGTCGTCTCGCCCGTGCCGTGTTCCGATACCGCTCGCCGGACATGCGGCGGGAAACGCCGGTCACCGTTGAATGGCGCGACGTGGCCGGCAGCCGCGAATGGTTTGCCCTCGGATGGTGCCCGCCGGATGCGTGGAAGGTGATCCTCCCGCTACTCGCGCAAGTCACCCATGCCGTTGACACCATCCAAAGCGACGATGACGGATGATTCTCCCAAAGCCCGCACACTCGCCAATGGCATCGAAGTCTGGTGCAGCTTCGACAAGCTCGTGCCGGTCGGTGAATTGAAACCCAATCCACGTAATCCGAACACCCACCCGCAGCGGCAGATCGAACTGCTCGCCAAAAACATCCGCTACTTCGGTTGGCGGCAGACGATCACGGTTTCCAATCTCACAGGTCTGATCGTTTCCGGTCACGGTCGGCTGATGGCCGCCAAGCACCTCGGTGTCGAGGTCGTGCCGGTGGACTATCAGGACTTTGCCAGCGAAAACGACGAACTCGCCGTGCTGGTCGCCGACAACCGGCTGGCCGAACTTTCCACGGTCGATCTCAACGAACTCGAAAAAATCGCCAGCGAGTGGAAGGCCATCGACTTCGATACGATCCTCGCGGGCTTCGAGCCTGCCGACATCGAGGGCCTGCTCAATCCGGGCGGCAATGACGATGACGAGGATGACGACGACCGCCACGACAAGGAACTCGACAAGAGCGACGTCACCGTCGCGGTCGGACTCTACCGGTTCCGCATCACCCAGGAAGAATTCATCGCGTGGTGCGACCGGGTGAAACAAGACGCCGGTTTCGACAAGGAAAGCGTGCTCAATGAAATCCGCAGCCGCCTCGGACTATGAATATCACTCTCGAATCCATCGACGCCGTTAGACCATCGACCTACAACCCAAGGTCGGCAGTTGCCGAGCGTCTTGACCTGATTGAACTGTCGCTTCGCAAGCTCGGTTTCATCGCGCCTATCTTCGCCGACTCGGACGGCGAGATTCTTTCCGGACACCAGCGCCACCTTGTTGCATCGCGCATGGGTGCCACTCATGTTCCTGTTTCCCGGACCAAGGCGCTCGACCTCGACCAGCGCAAGGCGCTCAACATCGTGTTCAACCGGGCGACCAACGATTTCGATTTCAACAGCACGCCTGGCAGGGTCACCAGTGAGTTGCAATCACTGGACATCGAGGCTCTCGCCGCGCGGATTCCCGACAAAGAGGTCGGCTGCGATGGATTCCTGCGCTGCCTCAAGCCTGCGGAAGTGAGCGTGAAGGATCTCTGCAAAGTGAACTCGGGCCGCTGGATCCAGTATGCCCGCAACCTCGCCCGCACGCTGCATCGCCACGGCATTCTCATGCCCATCGTTTGCCGCGAGGATCTCACGGTCATCAACGGAATCGGTCGTCTGGAAATGCTGGCAGAGAAAGGCGCGGCCTTCGCTCCGGTCGTGTTCGTCACCGAGGAGGAAGCGGAATTCGCCCGGGCCATGATGAATCTGCTCTCAATGGATTTCGACATCCACACGCGCTATGCCGATATGCTCCGCTTCAACTCGTTCCGCCGCGCACGCCGCGTCCGTCGCGAGCTTGGCAACGGCTTCATCTTCGCCACGCACGGCGCGAAGCCATGCAAGGATTTCTACATCGGCAAAGCATCCGACCGCGCCCGCTGGACCAAGGAACATGGCTCGACGATTCTCGACTTCGGTGCCGGCCACCTGACGGAAACCTTTCTCCTGCGCCAGGCCGGTATCGACTGCACGCCGTTCGAGCCCTATCGCCTCGGACCCGGCGGCATCAACAAGGCGGAGAGCGTGGAACTGGCACGCGCCTTTCTAGCCGAAGTGGCGGCGGGCAAGGAATGGACGAGCATCTTCATTGCCAGCGTGCTGAACTCCGTGCCCTTCCGCGAGGATCGCGAGCACATCGCCTGCCTGTGCGCCGCCCTGTGCAAGCCGTTCACCAAGGTCTATGCCTGTGCATCCTCCGCGGGCGAATCCGGCTGGCGGCAGGTCAACGGCAAGGCGTTCATGAACGAGAGCAACGCGGGGAACATCGCGTTCCGCCTCGACTACGAACCCGGCATCCGCATCGGTGATTTTCAGGACAAGCCCAAGGTCCAGAAGTATCACACCGTTTCGGAGTTCCGCGACCTCTTCGGCCCGTTCTTCCGTTCGGTGAAAGTCGATGACTTTTCCAACAACATCAACGCAGCCTGTGCGTCGGCACGTCCCGTCGATCCAGCCCGCCTGCGTGCGGCCATCGAGTTTGAATTCAACCTGCCCTATCCGGACGGCACCCGCATGGAACTCGTGCAATCCGCCATGGACTCTTTCAGCCAACGTCTTCAGACTACCCTATGATCATCCTGCTCGACCTCAACTACACCTTGGTAGCGAACAATCCGGCACGCGGCACCACGCCGGAGCGCATGGAAAAGCGGCTCGCCAACGAGAAATACCGCCAATGGCTCATCGAGCTGGTCCGCCCACATACAGTGGTGCTCATCACGGCCCGCCCGGAAAAGTGGATGCTGCGGACGCTCGACCGGATTGAATCCGAGACCGGATGGCGACCGCAGGAAGCGTGCTTTGCTCCGACTGGCTGGTGGAATCCGCCGGCGATCAAGGAACATCTGCTGAAAAAGGACGTCTTCCCTTTCCACGGCGGATTCGACCGCTACCTTGCCATCGAGAGCAACCCGAAGACCCGCGAGATGTATGCCAAGTTCGGAATTCCGTGCCTCTGGGTGACGGAAGAGGGAACCTGCCTGACCGATGGCCTTCGCATTGTGAAGCGGCTGCCGCGTTGACATCCGCCACGCGGGCATGAGTGAAGCCCAACGTGATGAGGTGATCCCACGCGGAGCCTGGCAGTTCGATCAGGAAGTGACCGCCGTTTTCGACGACATGCTCCAGCGGAGCATTCCACAATACAACGCGATGCGGATGGTGACCTTTGAGGTTGGCCGGCGCTTCGTGCAGCCCGGCACCGCCATCATCGACATGGGATGTTCCCGCGGCCAAGCGCTCTTGCCGTTCGTTTCCAACTTCGGCGCGGGCAACGATTACATCGGACTGGAAATCAGCGAGCCGATGATCGACGCCGCACGCCAGAACTTCACCTATCACCAGTATGGCAACCGCGTCAGCATCCAGTCTGCCGACCTGCGCCACGAGTTCCCCGGTGTAACCTCCAGCCTCGTGCTCTCGGTGCTCACCCTGCAATTCACCCCCATCGAATACCGCCAGCAGATCATCCGCCGCGTCTTCGATTCGCTGGCTCCGGGCGGTGCTTTCATCCTCGTGGAAAAAGTTCTCGGTGCCACCTCCAAGCTCGATGAAGCATTCGTGAATCTCTTCCTCCAGATCAAACGCGAGAACGGCTATTCAGAGAGTCAGATCGACCGCAAGCGGCTGTCGCTCGAAGGCGTGCTGGTTCCCGTCACCGCCCGCTGGAACGAGGAGCTTCTCCATCAGGAAGGCTTCACATCGGTTGATTGTTTCTGGCGGCACCTGAACTTCGCCGGATGGGTGGCGGTCAAACCATGAGCAAGGAAAGGACTCAGGATGACGGGCGGCCGTCGCTCGCCCCGGATGTCGCGGAGAAGATCCTCGACGCCGACTTCCAAAACATCGTCAAGAAGGTCGCCGCCGGGAAACCGCTCACCGTCGCCGAGCGCACGCGCATCGAATCCCGGGCGGCGGGCAGCGTGGAAACGCTCTCTTATGCCAAAACACTCGTGGAACTGGCAGCAGTTCTCGGTGTGACGCGCCGCACACTCACCAACTGGCAGAGGATGGAAGGCGCTCCCAAGCCACTGTCTAACGGACTCTGGCCGGTGGCCGACTGGCGGGAGTTCGTCCGGCTCCGCGGCCTGAAAGCGGGGAAAACTCCGGTCGGAAACGAGGAGGCACTGAAGGCCCGCAAGTTGCTGGCCGAAGTTGAGGAACGGGAACTGCGCATCGCCGTGAAGAAGGGCGAATATGTCCCACTCTATCAGGTCCGCGAGGAGTGGATCGGCCTGGTCGCCCAGGCGACTTCGATTCTCCGGGCCAAATTCGAGAACGAGCTTCCGCCTGTTCTTTCCGGTCTCGACGCCACGGGCATCCAGCGGGAATGCCGCCGCGCCATCGACGAAGTTCTGCTCTGCCTCCACGAATCATGAATGCGCTCAAGGAAATCTGGCGTGAAGCATGGCAACCACCCGACCGGCGGCCTGCCTGGGCGTGGTGCGAGGATCACATCGAGGCGATTCCGTATTCACCCAACCCCGGACGCTTTCGCTCGGACAATTCGCCGTGGATCCGCGAGGTGATGGAATCATTGGTCGATCCGCGCATCCGCTTGGTTTCTATCATCGCATCTGTTCAGTCGTCGAAAACCACCGCTCCGGAACTGACGCTCTGCTACATCATTTCCAACCTGCCAGGTCCCGCGCTCTGGCTCGACCAAACCGACGAGGATGCCCGCGACTATTCCGAGTCGCGCCTGCAGAAACTCTTCGACCAATGCCAGCCGGTAGCGCGGCTCATGCCCACCGGCATCCACCGCCACAAGCGCAAGAACAACGCGATCCAGTTCACCAACGGCATGACGCTCTGGATTCTCGGGGCGCACAACAAGACCAACCTGCAGCGCCGGTCGATCCGTTGGTTGATCGGTGACGAAACGTGGCGCTGGCCGCAGGGGCACATGGCGGAGGCCGAGGCCCGCGTCACCGCCTTCGGTTGGCTCGGCAAGTGCATTTTCATGAGCCAGGGCGGCGAGGAGGATGACGATACCCACCGCAAATTCGAAATGACCGACCAGCGCGAGTGGACATTCGCGTGCCCGGAATGCGGCCACCGCCAGCCTTTCAAATGGGAATGTGTGGAGTGGAGCAAGTCGGCCCGCGATGAAACCGGCGAGTGGAATTTTGACGAAGTCCGGCGCACCGCCGCGATGCGCTGCGAGTCGTGCAATCACTACTTCAACGACAGCGAGCGCACCCGTCGTGAACTCAACGCCACCGGTGCCTTCGTTGCCAAAAATCCGAGAGCATCGAAGGAAAACGTCGGATTTCACTGGAACGCCCTGTGCGCGATGAGTTGGGGGCAGCTTGCTGAACTGTATCTGCGGGCGAAGGCGGCAGCGAGGAAGGGGGATGTCTCGCTGCTCCAACAGTTCTATCAGAAGCGTCTCGGCCTGCCGTGGCGCGAGTATGTCGAAGACTACAAGCTGGAAATCGTCAAATCCGGCTACAAGCGCGGCGAAACATGGGAGGAAGAGGGCGCGATTGATCCGAAGACCGGCAAGATCCTCGCCGCACCGCTGCCCGAGCGCACCGGCCTGATTCCGCTGCGCTTCATCACTGTGGACTGCCAGATGGATCACCTCTTCGCCGTGGTGCGCTCGTGGTCGGCGGAAGGATCAAGCCGCTTGATGTGGAACGAGCGCATCCTGACATTCACCGACATCGACGTGTTGCAGGAACGCTTCGAAGTTCATCCGAGCCTCGTTTTCCTCGACGCCGGCTATGCGACCTACGACGTCTATCGAGAGTGCGCCAAGCGCGGATGGGTGGCGCTCATTGGCGACCGCCGCCCGGTCTATGCCCACAAGGGGCGCGACGGGAAAACGATCCAGCGGTTCTACTCACCCCGGCGCAAGGTGGTGCTCTCGCATCGACAACACTGCCACGTCCACTACTGGAGCAATCTCAACATCAAGGATACCCTGGCCCGCCTGCGTCGCAATCAGGATGCATCCCAGGGGCCGACGTGGGAGGTGCCCGACGACATCGACGATGACTATCTCGCCCAGCTCGAAAGCGAACAGCGCATCAAGGAAAAGGGGCACTGGATGTGGAAACAGATCGGCTCTCGACCGAACCACTATCTGGACTGCGAGTCGATGCAGGCGACTGCCGCTACCATGCTCAAGATCGTCGGGCGCGAGTCCATCACCGCCGCCCCGGTTGACACTCCGGACGGGGAGTCATGAAAACCGTCACCATCCTTCGTTTCCTCACGTTCATTGGTTCTGGCCTCTCCACCCTGGCCGCACTCGATCTGACAGGCGTAGCCAGTCTGCTTGAGCCCGGCATGGCTAAATACCTGCTTGCCGCAGGTCCCGCCGCGCTCGCCGTGAAAGAACTCGTCGTCGTGCTCGGCGATCTCTTCGACGACGGCAAGCCGAACAAATCGTTCAAGATCGGCCTGTTCTGCTTCGCCATGGCAGTGCTGACCCTGCCGTTCCTTTCCTCGTGCGCCATGCCCCCAGGCATCACGGGTGAATTCATCAGCAAGGATGGGCTGATCCGGGTCAATCCGGACGGTCGCGTCGAGATCGTGGTTGAACCCCGCACCTCCAAGTAAGCCATGGCCACCGAAACATTCAGCGATTGGTTCGCCGGCCAGAAGTTCCGGCACTTCGGCGCGGGGGAGTTCACCAGCTATTTCGCCCGTGAGCGCAATGGAGTGAAAAACAGTCCGCCGCCGAAACGGCTGTGGAAGAACATCGTGCCGACGCTTCGCATCGTGGATGAACTGCGCGAATCATTCGGCAAGCCTTGCCGCATCCTGAGTTCCTACCGCTCGCCGGAGTACAACCGGGCAGTCGGTGGCGCGCCTCTCAGCCAGCACAAGGAGTTCACAGCACTCGACATCGCCTTCGACGGCATCAGCCCGCAGCGGGTCTATGACCGGCTTATCGAATGGCGCAAGGCGGGCAAGTTCACCGGAGGTCTCGGCATCTACCCATCGTCTGGATTCGTCCACATCGACACGCGGGGCAGGAATGCGACCTGGAAAGGCAAGTGATCCATGGCACGCGGACTCTTCATCACCGGATTCACGATTTCCGAGGTGCTTGCCATCCAGCAGCGGGCGAAGGAACTGCTTCTTGAAGGCAAGACCATCATGAACTGGAACGACGCGGAAACGTCGGTCTCCAAGCAGTTCACGATGGCGGTGGATCAGGTGCTTGAAGAGTGCGGCCATGCGCTCCGCGTCCTTGACCCGGCCACCTACGGCAAGCCGCGCATCGCCGCCGCATCCTTCATCTCCGGCTACCTCCCGAAATGACCAGCATCAAACACATCGCCATGCGTTGGCTGCCGCCCGTGCTTGTTCCGAAGGCGTGGGGATCTCCGTTCGAGGCCGCCAACTGGTCGCCCCGCCGTGGCAGTGTGCCGGGAGCATCGCCCACCGACGCGCGCAACGAACTCACGCCCGGTGTCCGCACCGAGCTGGTTCGCAAGTCGCGATACATGCACAAGAACAGCGGCTTCATGCGCGAGCTGGTGGCCAACATGGCGATCTACTCGACCGGCGATGGCATCCGCGTCCAGGCGCAATCGCCCAAGCCGGAATGGAACCGCGCCGCCGAAGCCTACTTCGCGCTCTGGTCGGCCCGCTGTGAGGTGACGCGCCGGTTTTCGTTCGAGGAATGCCAGGCGCTCGTTTGCCGGGGCATGGACATCGACGGCGAATACTTCATTCACAGCCGTCCCACAGGACGGCTTAGGTTGAGAAGGAAAAGCGGGCTGGTGTTGGGTTTAAATCCCTGCCACTCGGTAGGGTGTTATGAAAAACACACCACCAACCCGCAGCAATGTGATCGTCC